TAATGGCAAAGTCGGAACCTTGGTCAATAACTAGGTTGTAGCGGGCTGCACTCATTTGATTTCCTCCATTACAGAATTATAGCTAACTTGGGGTGTTATGTCAAGAATTATTTTTTTCATGGTTATTCCCAGTGTACTTCATCATCGGGGCCGTTCCACCACCACCCTTCTTCTTGATTCTGCGCCTCTAAAAAATAATAATCTTCTGCTTGTACGTCTTTTGCCATATCTAGTTGAGCCTCTAAATACGCTTGTATATCCTCTTCTGCGATATCTGTTAGGGGTACTTCCAGGCTTATGTTATCTTTTGTGAAACAGGCAAACAATACCGACTCATCTGTTTTTGTTGTATATTCAATCATTATATTCTCCTATGCAAATGTAATTATATGACTAACGTTGTTAGAAAATATTGAACCAGTATAAGCCCACTTCCAATATGAGTAATTACTACCACTGACAAACTGTTGCGCAGCAGTCCTATAAAAAGTCACGTTTAAGACACCAGAAACAAACACATTCATAGAAGTCCATCCAGCATTAGTCTGTGGACCATCTACTCTTAAGAATACTTTATTATGTATACCCGTATTATTGGTGCTTGTATTCTTGTAAATTGCCAAAATAGTATCATTATTTTTCTTTGCAAAAGCTGTAGGAGTTAAACTCCCGTTTTGAGACGTTGGTGAACCATAAAAAGGCATATACCCATAATAGTTTGTATATGTACCTGAGCCGCTTCGAGGAATGAAACTAGTTTGCTGAAAACCTGCTACTAATGTGTGAACATTGGCGTTGGTACTAGAAGCCTCATAAAAATCACCGATATCAATCGTAGTCTCATTACCCGTAGGAATAGTGTTTCCTCCTCCTGGTGTTAATCCTCTAATGTCACTATCATTTAGAGAGCAAGTGGTACCAGAAGTACCTCCTGCCTCTATATGAATTTGGTTTAAAGATAAACTATTCCCTGCCGCCGGTAGTGCCATTATTTACTCCTTTTCAACTCTTCGATTTCTTCTTTGAGTTCTTTGATAGCTTCTACTAAAAGGCCTACAACATTACCATAAGCTACTGACTTTATGCCGGTTAGTTCACTAGTCTCTACAGCTTCTGGTAATACTTCTTCTAGCTCTTGAGCAATAAGTCCTGTTTGTCTAGGAATATCTTCTTTGTCGATTCGGTCAAAAGTAACACCTCTTAGTTTACTGACTTTATCTACGGCATTATCAATAACTTCTATATTTTCTTTAAGACTTATATCCGAGTAAGCTGTTACATTTCCTGTAAAGACACCCGAGCCTGCTGATAAATTAAACGTAATAGTATCATTGCCATCACCAGTATTTCCCATTCTAACATAGTCATACCCAGTGCTGACTTCGACTAGTTCCATCATCGTGGCGTTACCCGCCTTAAAAGTTATTTTGTCGTTGGTGAAAGATATCTTAGTATCACCGTCATCAAGCTGTTTTAAGTCTCCCGAAAATCTAATATCTCCATTTGAGTCAAAATGGTGGTGAGGGCTAAGGTTATTCGCCAAAGTTAAACTACTGCCATTTAACCCTAGTATCATACTGGTGGCATCATCACCCAGATTCATGAAAAATATATCGGTGCCTGTACCGTAATTACCATAACCTATGCTTGCCGTATCTGCTCCCCAGTTTATTGAACCTGTAAAACTACCTCCCGTAATAGGCATATACTCTACAGTAAAAGTAGAGTCTTTAATATGAGGCTGACTTAGATTTGTATTAATACTATAGCCTTCGCCGGCTGTACCGCCTGTCGACGAACTAGAGCCTACAATGTATACTCTGTCTGCGGTTTTCGCATACGCAGTAGAGATATTATTGTTAGAATCGGTACCATACTTTGCATATGTGTAACCTCCAGTGTAGGAGCCAGCAGTCCATACAATACCTGAATTACCTGAACTCGCTGAAACTTGAGCTATTCTAAATAAGTAAGTACCTGCTCCTAAGTTTCCGGAACCTGTTATAGTCCCTGTTAAGCTACCAGTAGAAGACACTGCCCCTTTGTTACTAACAATATGTGCTACGTGACGTGTTCCTCCTGAGCGAGCATCATAAGAGTCTCCGTGAACAAGATACTGGCTAGCACTTGTGGAGGCATTGGGATTTGTACTAGATAGTCGAGAGAACGTTTGAGCTCCAAATAAACTCCAAGATGACCCATTATTAGTAGAATATTCAACATTTACTTTAATAGCTGAAGGTAGCGCATTCATAGCGTCAGTAGTGTTTGTTGTTACGTTACTCACATAAGGGTTCCCGAGAGGTACCTCAAAACCAATTTGTACGTTCTGACTTTGCCCTAGCTCTACTTTGATAGAACCAGAGGCATGCACAGAAGTAGTAACAGTGTCAGAAAAGCCTCCTACTAAAGTCTGAATCTGGGATAGTACTGGGCCGCCTAATAAGTTTTCTGAGTCAAATACAACAGCGCCTGCAGAATCAGTAAGCTGGTAAGAGCGCATGGTTACATTACCATTCTTCTCTACACCAAAAGGAGGAGGTGCGTCAGAAGTTACTGGATCATTATCTGTAGGAGCATGACCAGCATAGATAACATAATCATCTTCAGCTCTAGAAGATAAAGTTACACTTTGATCTATGTTATTTCCTAAATCAGAACCGAGTCTTAATATCGTATCCTGGCTAGTGGTCATAGCATCATCACCAAACGTAAATCCGCCTATAATACCGGTAGAAGACCTAAATTCACCTGCTTGTGTTACTCTAAAAGGTGCTGTTCCTCTGTTAGCAAAAGATGCTCCCGAAAAAACTCTAATATCGGTTTCGTTATTTCCTACTCCTGATAATCCTGCTCGGTTAGTTCCGTTAGTTCCTACTGTGACAGAGCTGCCTGCGTTTATCTTACCGCCATCAATAGTTGAGGTGTTAGCTCCACCAATATGATTTGCGACATCTGCTGCTTCCATAAAACTACTTACATCTTGATGAGTGGTAAGAGGCGTGATGCTGGAATTACCATCTCCTAACACACCCGCTGAAGTAAACGTAACCAGACCTGAGAATCCTATAGCTTGAGTTGTATTACCGAAAGTTATAGTTTGAGAACCGCCAAAAGAAGACTCGGTAATAGTAGCAAAAGAGTAGTAGTATTTATTAGAGTTACCCGAAGCATAGGTTGGTGCTCCATGCTGCCATCCAGTTTTTATAGTCCCAAAAGTACTAGTTGCAAAGTTAAATGTGTGAGTATTGGCAGTAGTTGGCTTTGCAGGAGGAGCTGACGCTGAAGCAGAATAATGCAACTGTACTGTAGCCGTTCTTGGGCCTGTGTTTATTTCTGCAACTTTTCCGTTGAAAGTCCACGCGCTGTCACCGCCCGTTAACGTAAAAGTTCTTTGCCCTGAATAAACTCGATCGCCTTCAACACTTATAGAAGGATAAGCAACAGTCCAGCCATCTAGTCCATTTGTAGGATTTGAGTGGGTTTGATTTGTTGCATTGTTACCAGAAGTAAATGTAATTGCTGTAGGTGCTGTTACTCCTGCGGCATATTTTTTATAGACTATAACTGTTTTTTCGTCTGTAGCGGGAGTACCAGGAGCTCCATCGGTTGTTCGAGTTAAAGACTGGAATCTAACGATAGAGAAAGCTGTTCCGTCTGCTCGCTTACCTGTTATAGTATATTTTACGAGAGCCGTAGCTGCTGTCATATTACTATGATTGCCGAAAGTTGCTGAAAGAACAGCGGAACTTTCGCCTGTTAAACCACCCGGAGTAATATTTGTAGAACCTGTAGTAACAACTTTATAGTGAGAGGCGGTGGTGCCTGCATTATCATGGTCTAGTTCTGTTATACCCTCAAATACTCTAATAGTATTTCCCGAACCTGTAAAGTCAGGGTTGGAGGTTGTAGAGCTTCTAGGGACTGCATGAGCTTCGTTACTCATAACTACAGTCAGTGCATCTTGTCCATCATCTCCTGGGTCTCCTGGGTCTCCTGGGTCTCCTGGGTTTCCGGGGGCTCCTGGGTTTCCATTCACACCAGGCTTAATCGAAGGAATAGTAAGAACATCTGTAGCTTCAAGACTGCCTGAATTACCATCTTTAACTTCTACTGTGAAAGTAATAGGATCTGAGCTATAACTTGTAGGTATATTGTAGGTGGCTGTTTTACTATTTGCAGTAGCTCCATCAACCCAATCTACTGTAGTGAAAGAACTATCGTCTGCTGTGAACCTAAAATAGGCATTGTCGAAGTTTTTCGACTCCGCAGTTAGAGTAATAGTTTGACCTGACGAGGTAGTACCATTTGCTGCATATTCTATAACTGACTGACTGGCTCGCAAAGATACTACTTTTGCATTATTACCTGCCGCACCATCTTGCCGTCTTGCAACAATAGAAGCGGCTGACCAACTAGCCTCTTGAGGAGGTAAACCATCGTTGGTAAAGATACGATTTATAGCATAAATAATATCGCCATTGGCTTGTAGTCCAGGATTTGCTAACTGCCACCCTGTGGCTGCTCCATTTGCAGGGTCGTCAAAAGTACCTGCAGTAGTATTAATAGTGCCGGCTGCTCCATTATTTACTACTCTTTTAAATAGAGTTCTAGTAACACCTTGTTGTGCTTGGACATTTGCGTCCAATGTCATATAAGGTTCCAGAGAGAATACTTTATTAGTTGTTCCGTTATCTGTAGCGTATATTTTAGCAATAATAGTTTCATTATCAAAATCAAATCTATGATTGTTTGTTTTACCTGTTACGCCTGATACAGTAGGTAAAACTCTATCAATATACACAGCTGTATCACTAACTACTGAAGTAACTATAGCTGCTGTATTAAATGCTGTTTGTAGAAGCGCCCCTACTACTAGCTCAGACTCGAAGCTTGTGCCCGAGCCTGTAACCGTAGAACCTGACACACTTACACTACCAGTAAGATTCGTTAAACCACTTGTATCGCTACCATTTCCTGCATCGTACCAGTATGGAACAAGATGGGTTGGTGTTTTATTATATTTAAGCAGTGTAAGGTTATCAGAAGATACAGCGGAATTTAAAGACATATAATAATGCCTATCAATAAAAGTACCCGTCTCTGAAGAAAGTACCGCAGTTGTTTCTGCAATTCCTGATACATCTTGCTTATATGTAGAATCTGCTGTCGAAGTCTGATTTATTCCGAATCCGTTTGATTGAGCAGGAGTAAATATGTAAACATCTTTTGCTAGCTCGAATAACCCGTAGTCTGCGTCGCTTGCATTACTATTTATTGCTTTTATAGCAACATTAGATTTACCACCGTACGGAAGACCTAAAGGGAATCTAGGTATAGCATCTTGGAAACGATCAGTTATAGTCGCTTGAACACTAGTTGCTTCTGATACATTATCTAGCGCATTAATTGTTCTTACGGTTATTGTATAGTCGTCTGCAACTAAATCCGAAAATAAAAGTTCGGTTGTGTCTCTGCTTACCCTCATAGGATTTTCATATTCAGGTAAATTGTGCTCTACTAGATAGCCAAGCAAGTATTCGTACTCTTCACTAATCGTCTGATTATGTCTACCTCCGGTACTGCTTCTAACGTAAGCCTGCGCTGCTCCTGGTGGATCCCAAGAAACAAGTAAGGTTTCATGGGCTGTACCATTATCTCTGCCGTGACTTCTTGCTATCAAGTTTTCGACAGGCGGAACAACATCTGTGCTTAGCAGAGAAGGCTCTAAGTCTCCTTGTATGTAGGTAGTAAAATCTTCTTCTACAGAAGTCCACTTGCTATCATAATGTTCAATACACGTTATATCATAGACATTACCAGAGTTTTCAGAGATAGATAAAACTTTGTATTCTTTTTTAGATCCTTTTACTTGTAGACCAGTTTTTGTCTCTTGAAGAACCCACAAGGATTCTCTAGTAGGAGCCTCTGTAAATGCAGAGGTCACAGTGATAGAAGTTACAGAACTTCCAATTTGACTAGAAGTTACATCTTTTGTTTCTGTTCGTACATTAGCATTGAAGTCAAGTATTAAAGGTTCAGCTCCGGAAGATGCAGATACTTTAGCATTTACAGACTTTTCTTTAGTATCAATTACTGTTAAAGAACCATTAACATAAGCTTGATGTATTAAATCTCCTGCCTCATAACTAACTCCGCCTATAGTAACAGCTTCTCGAGTAAATGCAGCAGGCTTAGGGTATACCAAGCTTAGAGTATATGTAGACCCTGAATTCAAAAGAACAGTAGAGTCTAAAGGTATAGTGGTAGTGCTAAGAGTTCCTGTATTTGAAACTCGCCCGCCTAATCTTACAGCATATCTATCCGCATCTTGGATATTGATTATATCACCAGGAGCTACAAATGCACCCTCTAGGCTTGCAGAAAAGCTAGCTATTTCTTTTTGGTTTGCTGCTGTCCATAGCTTCCATTTACCATATCTTGTAGCTTGCCCTTCTGAGGTACAGCCGAAAGCAACTGCAGTTTCAGATACAATTCTGCCTGTATTGACTATATTTCGCTCATCTTCAACGATTAAAGGCTCCATCTTATAGTCTTTTGTTGGGTCATTCCAGTTTACAATAATTTGATTGCTTCTAGTTTTCTCCGAAGAACTCTCGTAGCTAAATGTACCATCTATTACATTAGTTTTATTGAATGTATAGACCGGAGCTGCTGGAGCATCAAGAGAGGTATAAAGCTGTCCATCTAAGTAGTAAAGCAAGCCTAAAAAGTTAGTTGCTAAATCTTTAAGAACTTTATAACTATTTGCCGCTTTTGTTAAGTAGGTATTTAATGTAAACCTAGGCTCTAGTCCTCCTTTTCCATCAGGAACCAGGCCATCACAATATCTTGCAACGCGATAAAGAGCATACTTATCTATATCCACTTCTTTAATGAAGGAACCCAAACCATATCTATTATTAGTAATAATGTCATAATAAATCCAAGCAGGGTTGTTACTATAAACTAATTCATCTCGAAAAGTTCCGTCCCAGTCTTGGTAATTGCTAGTAATAACTCCCGTGCTTGTATTTCTATTATAAGAAGCTACTCCATTAGTTGCCTCTTCTCTTGTAACATAGTTTGAAGGTACTCTAACCATTTTACCGTATAGATCATAAGTTCTTTGAGGTATACCTTGATACTGCTTTGTGCTAAAAGAAACATTAGATATAGCAGTATAAGGGTGGTTAAGTTTTTCATTTAGAACAGAAGTCACTCCTGCTAAGGCGCCTGCAGTAACATTTGTCCAGTCTTTGTAAGTTTTTCCTACAGATTTAAAACCTGGATCATCATCCGTGTCTAATCTTTCTATTTTTAGTTTAAAGTCTATAAAAGGGCGAAATCTTTCAAGATTTAAGTCGCTTTCAAAAGTTTTAGAGTTAGTATAGTTACCACTATGAGTTAGAGGGTTTCTAATAACAGTGAAGCCTCCGAAATCAGAGTCTCCTTCTTCTTTTATTGCTATACTTATTTTATACCGTATGTAAGTAGTCTTATCATTGCCTTTACCACTGATCGCTTTAAATCCTGCAGGATAAGTAATACGCCATCTTACTTTGTCCACTTCCAGAAGCTGAGCTTCTGTAAGACCACAGTTACCACTCCCCACTAAAAATCGAGGAGTCCCCACCTCCAGTTGTTCGCTAATACTTCTACTAATTGCAGTAGAGGCTTTGTTATTCATGGGAGTTTGGTTTAGTGTGCCTGGTCTAAAACTAACAGTACCACCCTGTACTCGCTGAGAAGCCCTAGTGCCTACCTCAGAGATATCCATATTAACTACACTTATTTTATCCCATCTATATGTCCCCGATGTTCCGTCCCAAGCACTTGCAAGTGTTATAGCTGAGCCATTAGCACCTCCCGGATTTATACTTACTATTTTATCTAGTTCTAGCTTGTACGTTCCGTCGTCGAGTCTAAAATCGTTATAATCACCAAAAGAACCTGATCTCCAAAGAGCCTCGGTACCGCTAACTCTACGCCATATAAAACCTTCTATAGGAAGGCCGTCTGGAGTACTAGTACTGCTGGTTGGTTTAATACGCCCAGGAACTAAACTATCTGGTCTTGCTCGTTGACCGAGTGCGCTAACCATAGTTTGGGTAAAAGTACTCGAAGAAGTAGATAAACTTACTTTATGTCTAGTATCGTAACTACTTGTTACGCTTGTTTCCGCTAGCATTCCTCCTCGTATTAATAACTGCGCTCCTAATGAGGCATTCACAACCAAGGGAGTAGTAGAAGTTGCATTATTAATTGTTGCTGAAGTAGACCCATTAGTAAGAGTGATAGTCATAGGGCCGTGAGATACACGTTGCCCTGACGCAGATACTTCGTGAATTCTGTCATTATTCAGGAATACAGAAGCCGAACCGTCTACTAAACCTAGTATGGGGCCTTCTGAAATAACATCTGTAATAGAAACAAGCTGTGCATCCTGAGCGCTTGTACTAATTGTAGCAGCATTATTGCTGGATGTGCCTGTACCTCCTGGATTAGAATTACCAGAATTACCTGTGCCACCCCAACCATTTCCGCCATGTCTCATTTTTATCTCCTACCGTTCGTGGGCTTTTTTAGAGCCTGTCTTTTTATGATGTGATATTGTACTACTAGAGGTGGTTGTTATTGAGCCGTCTCCTCCAAAAATAGCCCCTGTATTTCTTCTATATCCTGATGCATTTTGAATATCTATACTTACAGGCCTGCCTGGCACTCTTAGTCTTCCATAGAGTATGGGAATAGGATCACCTTCTTGTATATTTTGTGCGTTCCCGTTAAACGCATAATTTTCCGGACCTTCTCCATCTACAGAAGGATCGGGAGCCATCATTTGACTAATCCCTGCCATTGCTAGATTTAGTGCGACACTTACTGCTGTCAAGCCACCAATACTACCTGTAATCCCTGCGAGGCTTGCTGCTTCTGTTCCTAAAACGGGAGCAAAGTAAAGAACTGCTATTATAGCAATAGCTGCCAGTATTTTTCCGAAGGCTGATTTAGACCCTGCGGGAATAATTGCTATAGTCACATCTCCTTCTTTCAAAGGCGTTAAAAGATCCTCTTCACTTGTTTGCTCGCCCGCAGTATCTACAGCAAAATCTATATTATTGTCATGACATTCTCTGACATAAGCCAAGAAATCAGGTCTATTCGCATTAATGCATTTAAATACTTCAGTATAATTAGTCGCATTTATTCTAAAAACAGAACCAAACTGTTCGCCTAGTTCTCCTTGTAAATATACGTTACGCATCATGGCGATATACTCCTGTTATGTACTTTTTCCAAAATGGATATAGATTCTCTCTACATGATAATCTACTGTCTGCGTGGTGATAAAAAATATCCTCCCCTAAATAAACTCCACAGTGATTACCTACAGAGGCATTTACTGTGAATATAATAACATCGTTCTTTTCCATATTTCCTTCTACGGGCTTATACCCATAATCTTGAATTATTTCGTCTGTAAAGTAATCTAGTTTCTTCTCCCACCAATCGTCTTCGAAAGCAGCACGAGAAGGTATGTCTATATTTTGTGAAGCTAGATAGTCTCTCATTGCTTCGAAGCAATCAGAAACGCCAAATTCATACTCTCTACCATAAAGAGGTTTAGATTCTTTTTCAGGCTGTTGTACGTGAACATCCATACCAGGATAACTAAATATGTAGTAAGGAATCCCTATAGCATTACAGTGCTTTATGTCTGACTCGCTGGGGTCACAGCTTGCATCAGGGTGACTGTGCACTATTCCTACTATATCACTTTTTCGTGATATGTTTAAATACTCTGTGGAATCTAGTATAAAATCGTCTTCATGTTCCGCAACATTAGTACAAGGAAACCACTGTAACTCACCCTTAACGACAGCTAGCAAACCACACCCTTCTCGTGGATAATTCTGTTTAAAATGTTTTTCTATTTCATCTAAAAACTGTAACATAATTAAAACTTTACTGTGCCAGGGAAACCGCCAAAAGGTAAAACAGCAGAGCTGTCTGTTTTTGCATCTATTTTTACACCGCTTGAGTTATCTCCTATTAAAGTCGCCCCGTATCTACACTTACAAGAATGTAAAGTTTTTCCACACATTTCTTCTCTAATCCAATGCGGAGAGTTAAGAGTAGGAGCATTATTTATATTGCCCGAGTGTAAAGACCTCCATACCGTGGTTATAACTACACTATTAACAGTAGTGACATCGGCCTTGACTAAAGCCCCTTCTGTATAAGTAGTAGAGGAGCTATAGGTGGAATATCCTAGTGCTTCTACCCAAGTTCCATCATTTTCTTCGGGGTCATTACCGCTACTGCTAGTATGCCCTACTTGTGCTCTATACCATTTATTATTGTACTTTCTATAAGATCCTTGTGTTATGGAGGCTCCGGAAGCCCAGTTCGATACTCCATTTAAAAGAGTCTGAGTTAGTAAAGGCTGATCTTTCGCGTTATAGAATATATTATAGTTATACGGAGGGGAAGAAGGTATTGTGGAGGATCTTGCTCGTACAACACTATCTGCTCTCCAGACACAACCCCCATTCTGTTCTAAAGCTTGTCCTTGATACATCCAACTGCAGAACTTACCTACGACCCTGCGTCGGGGTATAGTTACACCTTCCAGGTCGTATACAGCAGCTAGCTCAAACTTTATTGCCAATTGAGTTTCTCCAGCAATTCTATCAACTCTGTATTTTAAAGTGGGCATCTCTACCGGAGGGCTGGCGTCTCCAGACTCTCCGTAAAGATATTTTTGCATAGTTTGTCTACGAACAACTGTTGCGCCCACTACTTCATCATAATCTGTGACACCTAGAGTATCTTTTAGAAGGGAGCTCACATTGGCTATTGTTATTGTGGGTCGTGCGGACGCACCTGTTGAGGTAACTTCTACGCCTTCAATCGTCATAGGGATAGCTTTATAGGTACGTACATTTGAAGGAACTTCTTTGTCCCTCATCTGTATATCTTCAAGGTCGTCTCCAATACCTTCACAAAAGTAAAAAGTATTACCACTCTGAAGTAGTGTTATTTCGAAGAGACTAACAACGCCACTATCGACTGTAGTGCCTTGTACGTCTGTTGCTATTAAATTGGTCATGCTTCGTATACTCGCCTTACGCTAACGGTTAATGAATAAAAGTTTCCGTACAAATATGTAGTTGTGTACGTATCAGAAACTACTTTAATTTCTCTTTCTCCTACACCTGCATCACCTGCAGGGTCAGAAGTTACATTTGAATCTGGAATAATTAGAGAAAAAGCTGTTACGCCTTTTTTACCATCTAAAAAATTAACAACATCGTCAATGAACTCTTTCTCTCTGTGTTGAAATTGTAGGTTATATGTTTCCCCTATAGAGTTTAAGCCTCTAACTATTCGTTGCTCATAACCGTCTCCAAACCTTGCAACAGCAACATTGTGCTTACTCTGCCTGTTTAATCCTTTATCAGGAATTGCGTAGTTTTGTCCTAAATATTTAAAACCTACAGTCATTATGCTACTCCATATGGGTTAAGTATACCGCCCGATCGTTTTTGATTTTGTAGTTCATTTTGTACGGCAACTGCAATGGCTTTTCCTAAACGCTCTTGGTCCATTCCACCATCGTTTTGCTCTGTTTGAGCACTTGTATTACCCGCTTCGGTTGAAACATTTACAGTTACGTTTGAAACATTTCCTCCAGTATTTTTCATTTCAACAGGTATAGATCTGCCGTTAGGTAGAGGTACTACTGCTTCTGTACCATGCAACATTGCGGGATAGCCTCCTTGAGACCCTTTCGCAACCCCGCCACTTCTATAGCTATTTTGTTTCTTGCCTTGCTCAAATACTCCGCCATTTCTACCTCCGTCTATTCCTAGGAAATTACCGAAACTTGTACCGCCTAGAGCACTCTCTAACATCTTCATTACTAACATTTTAGTAATCATTTTTGCAATATCTGCAAGTATAGCTTTTGCCATATCTGCAAAGGCTTCTTTTGCGGATTTAGTTCCGTCTATAAGGGAGTTAAATGCACTTTCCATATTACTCTGTAAAGAGTCACCAATCTTTAAACCCATTTGAGCCATTTCGTCTGCGGCCTTTTTAGCTGCATTCATTTTAGCTTCTGCAAGATCTATTTCTCTTTGTCCTTGCTCCATTGCTTTTTGGTGTATCTCTTGCTGTACCTGATCCATAATCAGAACATCTTCATTCTTTAGTTTAGCGAGAGCAGCATGCTTTTCATCTAAAGCAAGAATAGCTTCTTTATGTGCTATTTCAAGTTGTTCTCTTTGCCCGAAAGCAGAGTTTAAATTTGCACCCGCATCGACTTTGGCAATTGCATTAACACTTTTTTCGTTTGCAATACGCTTTTCTTCTGCTTCTACTGCTCTTAAATTTTCAATATACTGATCGACCCCACCTGCTGCTTTGAATCTCTCGTCTATCTTTTTCTGAACATCGGAGGTTAGTCCTAGTGACTTTCCTGCGTCTTCCGCAGAGGTTCCTAGTTTTTCTATGTTTGTTACATAACTTAGTACGGCTTCGGAGCTTGCTCCTTTAAGAGCCGAACTCATGTTACCTAGTTGATTATGGGCTTCTTCGATATTGCGGTTAAACTTACCGGCATTTTCGGTCATTTCCTGAACCGCTGCAGTATTACCAGAGATTACAGCTTTATGAAATGCAGGAGATATTTTCTCCAAACCCTGCATTTCAAGTCCGATTTTCTTTAGACCTTGTGAGTAGAGTTCAGCATCTCCTTTAGGAATCATCTCACCTAGCTCGTTTTTCTCTAGTCTAGGTAGGAGCTCATCAAGCTCTCTCATCATATCCAGAACAGGAAGGCTTTGCATAGTATTAGCTTTAGCCCTATCTGCCTTTAGAGGATCATAAGTCTTCTCGCCTGCGCTATTTACAGCATCTTTGTCAAATACTTTACCTTTAGTAATAGTATCTAGTTCTTTTCCTAAGTCTTTTGCAGTGTTTCGTATTTGCTCTAAACTGTCTTTATAGCCCAAGGCCTCTTCTCTAGCTGTTTGATGCGCATCTGCGGCTTTATAGATACTTGAGTTTTTTATGCCTTCTTCTATTTTCTTTCCTAAATCATCTCCGAAAGTAAAATCCTCAGACATTTCCAGCTTAACTCCAGGTATTTTGTTGAGCTGCTCTTTTAAGTAGTTTACAAGACTAATAGCCATATTTGCCATACCTTGTATCATTTTTAGAGCAAACTTAATACCTTTGATAATTCCATCAAGCATAGTTCTAGGGGCGTTTACTACTGCCATGATCATATCATAGATCATCTGAATAATTCCTAGAATAACAGTACCTTTCATAGCCATATTCATAGCTTTGCCTGCCATAGTAGCTGCTCTACCTACTGCTTTAAATCCACCTGCTAAACCTCTTTTGAGTGCTGTACCTACAACCTTTGAACGTAGTTGTATGCGTTTAAAGAAACCGTTTATTTTTTGACCGGTGCTTCGTGTTTGGGTCTCTGTTTTCTTTAAACCATTTCCAATTTCTCTTGCAATATCTATACCAACGTCTTTGAAAATGCCTTTCGTAATTTTTCCGTGTTCCTTATACTGTTTTTCAGCGGACTTAAGAGCTTTCTTTAGATTAGATTTATCTGCTCCTTTCATTTCGCCTGACGCTGCTCTTGCTAGTACTTTTGAAGTGGAGCCAGCTTCTACGGCTTTGCTAGCACCTGATTTTACTTCGGCCCCGCCTTCTTCTCGTAGGCTGGCGGCTGCTTGTTTAGTCTTTTTGATTTCTTCTGCATAAGCTGCCATTGCGGACTTAGCTTCGTCTGCTTTTTGTTCCTGGGAATCGAAGAAAGATGAAATAGCCTCTTTTGCCTCTGCGACAAAGGGCATATTCTTTATGATGCCCATACCAATTGCTCCAAAAAATAGAGCAGCTACTGCGGCATTTTTGTTAAGAAAACCTGCTAAAGCTTCGAAGGGAGGGAGTATAAAACCTGAGAGTGTTTTGGCTAAATCATTGAAGGTAGCAGCTAGCTGCATGAAGGGGTTTGCTTGTCCTTCTGCGTCTCCCACAACTTTATTTAGCTGTTCCATAGTCTCTAAGTATACTGCTTGTGAAGCATCGGCAGACGAAAGAGCGTCTGCTGAAATACCTAAAGATTCTGCATATTTTCTTTTTGCGGTTTCTAGTTTAAGGGTGATACCCAATTCGTCGAGTAATTCAGGCTCTGCTTTTGACACACCTCTTGTTAATCGATCAAAAGAATCTGTAAAGTTTCGTCCTAGAACATTGGAAACTTTAAGTGCACCTTCTGCCATTTCATCCATCTGCTCAGAGGAAAAACCTTTAGCTAGTCCCATTGCGGAAGCTGCTGCGGCAGACTGAAAGTCTAGCATTCCTTTGGAAGCTGCTCTTAGTTTATTGGTGAGACTCTCCATAGCGATACCACTATTTTGAGCGAACTGAACTTGACTTTGTTCTAGAAGGGCTACGTCTGCGGCATTCTTTAGAAAGTTAAATGCGGCAGATAAAGCGAATACACTGGCTGCAAAAGTTGCATAAGCGCCTACTAAGCCACCCATACCTTGAGCCATTTTTGAAAAGTTTTTAGTACCGTTCGCAGAAGCCTGAGCCGCTCCTTTGATATTACGGTCTGCAGTTCTGGCACTTTTTGAAGTTTTGTCAAGTGCAGCTGCGGCTTTATCTGCATCTTTTCCGATAGCTTTTAAGCTACCGTCTTCCATAACTTTAAACTTTACTGTTATTGTATCTGCCATTAGCCTTTCACATTATGGGTGTACTGTTTTCCACCGCTCGCAGACTTTCTTTCCTCTGCCTTTCTTTTCCTTTCTGCTTTATCTGAGTAGTGTTTGACTATTATTCCTTCATACATTTTCATTATGTATAAAACTTCTGCCTTATCTTCTACATCGAACAACTCAAATAAATACTGTAAATTATTCCAGGATTTGCCCATGTACTGTCCGGACATTCCTTCAAATCTATCTTCAAGGTAGCTGAATATAAAAAATGCCACTTGGACCTCAGAGGGAAAGTCTGAGATCTCCAGCGGCATCTTATTGGGGTCTGGCTCTTGTCCAAGTTGCTCACATATAGATAAGTATTTATCTACATCGATGGATTGATCGTCTTCTTTTACGAATCTTTCAAGTAAACCCCGTATCTGGCTTACTTGTTTCCAGTAAAATTTTCCAGTTCACTCACAGTCTCTGTAACCCATGTATCAAACACGCCAGAGTTTCTCATAAGTAGTTCTGAATTTTCTTGTGTGTGAGGCAACACATCATCTGCGTCAAGTGCCGAGACATCTACCAATAGAAGCTCTTCTAGGTAACGATACTTCAGGCCTGACCATCCTTTGATTACTGCCTTACAATACTCTACTAAGAATTTATCCTCATCTAGAATTTCTTCAGGTTGATGAGTCTTTTTGTTGAACTTGTTAGTTACACATTTTTTTCGTAGTTTTACTAGTTCTTCTCGTGCTAGATAACAGAGTTTTACTGACATACCCTTAAAGCCAGGGAAGTCAATTGCTACAGTTTTACTAGGGGTCATAAGACTCGCTAGTGAAATTGGTTGGGTTTCGTTCATTTTATATCCTTTGTTGTAAAGTTGTCTAAATAAAACAGGGGTGAAAAATCACCCCTGCTTCGATTTTCTATTTCATAGTATAGTCGAAATGACCTCCTATGTCAAGAATTATTTTTTTGATGCCTCTATTACTGAGAAGAAATGCCTTTATAATGAACTTTTACTTCATCCGCAGAGGAGATATTTGTTGGTAGTGCATGGAAGTTTAACTCCATACCAATAACATCTTCAACTGTGTGGCTTGGAATCTCCAAATGTGCTTTAGGACATTCGAACTCAATACCAGGAGCAGCATCTGCACCGCCCACTTGTAGTTTAAGAGAGAACGAATTAGTTTCTTTATCGCTTTCAAGACGTAAGTCTTCCATAAGATCAGCAGAAGCTGCAGCATTATGGTCTATGTAACAAGTTACGCTGCCTGAAACAGAACGAGTACCCATTACGTGGCCCAGAGGAACATTCACGATACCCAAACTAGAAGGAGTTACATACTCAACGTTGTTTGTAATAGTGATACTACCGCCTGTTAATACTAAGTTATAAGCGGCGAGTAGGTTACCTGCTGCTGAAGTAGTAAGAGCAAGAGTACTCAAACGGTTACGAATAAAGTTAGCAGTGTTAGTAAGCTCTCCTGCAGTTACTTCTAAAGTACTTACAGTAGGAGCGCTAGAAGGCTCTTTAATTTGCTTAGCCATTCCTGACCAGTTTAGAGTAGCAATACCGTCAATATCGAAGTCAGCTTGACACTCATTAATTGTAGCGTCTTCTAACTCATACCAAAGATCAGAACCACCATTTGCTGGGAACTTGAAATAAATAGTAGCTGTTGGGAAGGTTAAAAGGTTAGAGCTTTCAAAGTCAATAGTTGCCTTAGTAGCAGTATTATCAATAACATCAGTCCACTTATCTGAAGTAGAATTATACTCAGCGTGTTCTGCACCTGCCATCATTGCCCAAAGAACTTCTTCTACTGCGTGATGTTCGTCTGCGCTTGATACGTCACGAGTAAACGGACGCGCATAAGTAGAGAAACTCCACTCTGCTGGAGCCAATGAGTCTGTAAATAACTTACGTGCTCGTCTATTAGCATTAGAAGCCCCTGCCATTTCTTTAAGGGTTACCTCTGCTGTGTTTGTAGCTTGCGAGAAGCTGAAGCCGTCTAAAACTGGAATTTCCCAATACTTGGTTCCAAATTTTACATAGACTTTTACTTCGCGGCTTAAATGTAAAGAATTTGCCATAGTTAATCTCCTATGATTTCTTGAAAAGACATGGACGTGAACGTTTGCTCGTGCCAGTATTTTCTAGTAACGAACTTCTATAAGTATTTCTCCTACTCCTAGAGGTTCTAGTACACCTTCATCAGTATCTATACTGATTATTGTGATTTGTTGTGTAGACTGAATAGCACCTGTGCGATCAGTATACGATAAACGAGAGTTGTCTTCTAATACAGTTTCTACATCTTCTAGTAATTCGTCTAGAGCTTCTACTGCATCTTCTGATTGTACATAACAACGGAGAGTTACTGCAAGAAATCTATCTTTATAACCGCCTCCTTGGTACTCTCTTGATTCTGAGCCAGCATTTAAATGTATTGCTGGAAACTCTTCTACTTCATCCCAGAACTTTAAACGAGGAGAAACGTTTTCATTCACATCACTTAGAAACGTTCCAGACCCGTCAATATCTTTTAACTTCTCAACAAGAGCAGCAATAATACCAAGTCTTCGTGTTGTATAGTCTCTTGTTGCCATTAAACTCTCCTAGTGTAGAATCTTCCGATTGCAAATTCTGCTGCAATTTCTCTTATAGATTTGTCAATTAGATCTCGAGGATCTCTTTCACCGTTTGCCCAAGGTTGGGCTCCGGCTCCCTCTTCAAATACTTGATAAGGGTTTTTCTGGTAAGTGTACCCAAAGCTAGGAAACCCTTGTGGGGTAGGCATTACATCAACAACTTTTACACTATCTGCAAATCGACCTGTTCTATTTATTAGTTGAGGATTTTGCATATTTTTTCTAACTGTATTAGGTAGTTTTTTGTTAAGTAGTGCTACCATAGCTAAAGGTTGAGAAGCTGCAGTTGCTTTTGCTCTCGACTTTTTCTTCTTTGTTTTTAACCTTTTTGCGCTTAGAGCTACCGAAGCAGATGTTTTTGCACCTTTACTTTTACTTTTAGTTTTAGTTTTAAGCTGTACTGATTTGCTTTTAACCTTAACTCCTTTCTTACCTTTAAAACTTTCAGTAACTACTGCTGCTGCTTTTTCCTTTAAGGTAGAAGACCCTTCCATATTTAAAAGGTCTGGGGTAAGCTCCCCTATAAACTTTCGGAAAACTTTTTTTACTGCTTTCTCCTCGACGGAGTCTTTTATGTTATCGTCTCCAAGCTGAAAGGCAATAACAGAAACATAATTTGCAGTAAGTTTACCCTTTTTTGTTACTATTTGCTCTCCATCAGTAATAAGCCTTTTTATCTCTCTATGGGAGATGCTGTCTATATTGCCTGATCTGAACTGTCCTTCTAAATTGTAAAGAAGTAGTTTTTTAGTTGCAGCATCTAGTCCCGAGACAGAGGAAGCTATCTGAACCTGCGAAACTGCATTACCTCTAGCTCCGTGACCTTTGTGCAGATTCTTAGATACTGTTTTAGAGTCTGCATCTGAGATTGCTCCTGATGCTACCAGGGTCTTTAACATAGTGTTCTTAATAGTAGTAATAGATCTAGAAAAACTACTTACTATAAACATATCCGTATTTAAAGTATACGGTAGTCGTATTTCTGGTAACTTAGATACTATTGCATTATATCTTCGTTTGTTTCTTGTCTTGAAGTTACTTTGTAACTTTTTAGCGTGATTCTGTGCTTCTTTTAAAGCTTTTGCTAAGTGAGCAGGTTTAGGCTTATGTCCTGTAGCAGCTTCTATAGCAACTTGTAATTCTTTTGTATCTGCTAAAATTAAAAGCTGCCCTCTTTGACGAGTTACAGCTTTACGAGCTTCTGCATCCAATTTTCTAAGCAGAGGCTTTGTGAATTTTCTGTCAAAAGCCTGTCTACTCATTAAAAGTTCTTATACAGATCCAACACTCTTTTAATATGATCAGGAAATGCTACATTATTTCTCTGACTTGAAGAAGAGTTGTTTTGAATGCTAGCGCCTTGAAGTGTTTGACGGGCTTTGTGCTCGTCTTTTACATAGTATGTAATCAAATCAATAACAGCAAGTTGTAAGTCTGCGGGACACTCTGAGTATCCTGCTTTGTAAGTAATCTTTACAGCACCTGGGCCTGTAGGCCAGTTCTTTCTAGTGCCGTCTGTAGTGACTCGATACACGCTGTCTGTGGAGCCATCTACATAATATTCTGTGGAAGCAACAGTAGTATATGCCTTACTGAAGTCTTCTCGTT